CCATTATATTCAATATCCTCGAATGATTGGTATTCATCAAAATAGTTATCTACTGTTGATCTATCGGATGTATCTCCTAAATAATATAAAGGAGCAGGAATTGGCATTTCTGAATATGTAAATGCATCGGTTCCTTTATATACATGCTTTCCAAGCATAGAACCATCTGTTTTTGAAGCATCTGTCACCCAACCAACTAATGTATTATTTCCATTCGAATCAAGAACATATCTATAATGCTTCTTGATGTTTTTATTATACATCGTTAAACCGAATAAATCACCACCAGCAGATCCGTCAGATGCACCACCAGCATAACCAGTACCACTCAAGTCTCCCTGCCATATATTATATATAACATCACCGTATTTAGTGAGTCGTGTCATCGTAGATGTTACATTATCAGTATCAGTGGACTCTATCGTAGGAGTGCCATTAACATTATTACAAGTATCAACTGGGGGCAATACAACAGACTCGGATTTCCATAGATTAGGAACATATGCTAAAGCATAATAACCAAGCCAATAATATTGACCTGTTGCCTGTGATGATGATGCTAGAAGAGATAAACCTTGATTGGTTATTTTTACACGCTTAGCCATATTATAGATATCCAAGTATTCAGTATTTAATATAGTTTATAATACATAAACATTAAATAATATTGAAATTATTGGATTTCATTAATTAAACGTTAGCGTATCTGCCCAATAATGTAAATACTTCACTTCCTCCAGTTCCACCCGAAGGTAATCCATTACCTAACCATAACAAATCACAAGTAGTGTTCGTTGCGATAGTAAATCCATAACAACTTATATCAGCCACACTATGATTTACAATCTTAACTACAGTGTTTGTATACATAGTATCAGCACTTGTAACAAGTGCGGTTAATTTTAATACAGCGGATGTAACAGTTGTTCCTGTTAATAGAATAATAGAGCCATCTACAACAATATCACTAGATGCATGCGCATCTACATCAGCACTCGCTGTGCGATACGTAGCACCGAAATTACGAATATGACTATAACTTGAAGCAAATATTCCATATGTGGTTCTGGTTGGTGAATCATTATTAGCAATTTCAATTCCACCACTACTATTATATAACATTAATAAAGCAGCATTTAAATAACTTATTCTAGATACACCAACTGTTTTTGTATCCGCTGCTGGTGTTTTCCATAGTAACCTATTTATTTTCCATGATGTTTGAGTTCCATCTTCTGTATTTGTATATGATTGTCCCGATCCAGCCATCACAGAACTATTATTATACTGAAGATCACCCGAAACACCCGCTGGTGTAGCAATAGGGTCAACTATTATCATTTCACCATTAGCATCAAAACTAATTATTTTACCAGTATCTGCATAGGCATTATCAGCTCCCTGCAATCTACCATGAATATGAAGTATTCCCTGATTACCAATACCAAGATGAACTCCATTTGGATTATTATCAGTTGAATCCACAGTAATATTATTACCAAATATAGACACTCCACTCGTTCCATTAGCGGTATTTTGATTACCAAATACCATATTAGTCGATGTATTTGTTAATATATTCAAGTGACCAACAGCTTTTGAATCACCACCACCTCCTGTGATGGAGTTATCAGTACCAAAAATCATAGCTTCTGGATCATCAGCGCGATTATCATTACCAATAATTATTAGTTCACCAGACCCGCTACCCTGAGTATTATCATCACCTATGATTATATTATCAGGGCCAGTAATATCATTAGCATGTCCCATAATCTGAGATTGTGATGCGTATGCACGAATTCTATTATTATTACCTAATATTTGTGTTTCATTAACATTAGTTTCTAATACATTCGAATCACCAATTATATGATTTTCACTAGAACTAGCTGGGATAGTATTATAACTTCCATGAATCTGATTATTTATCACATCTGTAAGAGCGTTACCACTTCCATGCATTTCATTATTAAGACTATCACCTAATATTATATTATCTGAACCATTTTTTACAATGTTATGAAGCGAAGTTCCTGCAATCGTAGTAGATGCAGCGTTAAATATAATATTATGACCAGCATCTTCTATCACATCACTGTCACCAAGGGCGGTTGTTCCCGTCCACATAGCATGATGAGTAGCTGTTCCAGATCCAGTAAACCCAGATCCTCCTGAACTACCTTGATTTCCCTGATAACCACGATCACCTTGATACCCTTTAACTTCACTTATAGGAATACGTCTATTTAATTTTTCTGAATTTATAACAACAGCTAAAGGAATTTGAGCTGAGTCGCTAACAGCATCCCCAAGACTAGAATACACCATATCAGAAATTTTTATACCATTAGAACTCATAATATCTCACCACTTTAATTATCTATAGTTTATAAATTCAAAATTAACTTCCCATCATCACTTCACATGTAAACGTTATGTATTGATAGGTACATGAAATAGTAGCATACCCAAGAGCTAAGCAAGTGACAACTCCATTAGAATCGACTGTAGCTACTGTCTCGTTGTTACTGAACCATTCACATGCATATACGTTGCCATCACTAAATACTGGCGTAATTGTATACGTAGATCCGATTAATCCATTAATTGACTCAGGATTTATACTATCTAAATATGGAGCTGATTGAATATTCCATGACGAACCATCAAAACAATCATTTGTAACCTCGTCAACAAACGAAATATCATCAAATCCAACATGAGATGTCATTCTACCACGTGCTCTCATATTACTTATATTTATACTTGCTTTGGCTTTACATTCCAAAAACTTATAAATTCCATCAAATACGGTATTTATTGGTTTGAATCGATGAATTTGATTTCGTATTCTTCTATTATCGGTTTCCATCAACTGATTATCAAAATTTCCCTCAATCTCTACCTTAATCTTAAAGTGGGGAGTAGGAATAAAATTAGAATCATTTCCGTTAATGTTGTCGCTTATCTGAGTTCCTCTGACATCATAGTCAGCAATTAATTCATTGTATGGATCTTCCTGTCTAGTCCAGTATGTCACTAATTTACCAACAATACCAAATGTAAGCAAAAGCATATCTAATGAAGATTCAGTTCCTTTCAATGCATAGAATTGAGGTAAATTTTGTATAGTTTCTCTAAGCGCATTTTCTCGCTCGATAGCAGTTGTATACACAATACTTTCATCGATATCTGATTTCACTTCGGTAATATCATATCCCATGAATCTAGCTAAATACTCAACAATCGATAAATCAATTACTTTTGGATCTTTTAAATAAGCCAAACGTTCGAATTTTTCAATTAATGGATATGTCATATCAGTTACACCGATAAACGATGAATCCATTCCAGTTCTAGGAGCTACTGAGTTATAATCATATCTAGAGTCATACTGTAAATGCAATTGAGCAGCAGTATCTAAATTGTCTATTTTTTCAAACACAAAGCTATAATTAACAGCAAATCTACCATCGATTTTATATATTTGATGAGTTATTTCAAAATTATCTGCTATGTATTGATTCACATATGCATCACTAAATCTAGTATATATATAAGGAACTGAATTATCCTCTAATTCATCAAACTCATCATTTTCTCTACCATCAACTGTAATATCTCGTATCTTTAATACTAATTTTTTATCTAGTCGTTTCCATGCTGCGTTTGATTGCACTCGATATATACCATTTTCACGAGTTATGAATTGATCTCGCAACTCAATAATGTCCCCATCAGAAAATTTATATGAACTACCAGAATCAAATACAAATTTATATTCACCATATAAATTAAATACGTTGTTCTTATTATAATTGGATTCTATTAAAATGCCTTTATATACATTCCCATTCAATTCAGTGGATGTCACTCCTCCAATAATCGTAAATGTAGTTGGATTTACTATGCTGTAAATATTAAATGTACCGTTATAATTGGCTGTATTTGATATAGTGATAGTATCACCAACTGAAAAATCATTAGGAATCGATGTGTTTATTGTAATTAAACTTCCATTTCCTGATATTTTTGATACAGATACTCCAATATAACTACTGTTATAATTAGATTTTTGCTGCCATTCAATATCAGTAACCTCATATTTATACCATGTTTCAGCTTGAGCTAATAAACTTAATCCTGTCTGTGCTGTCGCTGGTGTACTTGGTGTTATTCCTCCTTTTATACGATAATAAAACGAAGATGAGTTTGGAATAGCAGTTATTTCAAATCTACCATTATATCCAGTTTGAGAAGCACCACTTATAGTCACAACACTACCAATCGAGTAATCATGTGTATCATACAACTCAACCAACACATTACTAAGTCCTGTGTATATCAGTGATTTTATAACATGTGGATTTAATTCAGTTGATGTACTAGGATTCTCTGTAGTTATATCAAATAAATTCTGCTTAGAAAACAAAGTTACAGGAACTGATATTTTTGTTGTATCATATAGTTTCCAATCTCCTATATCGACTACATAAATACCATTCTGTGTAGTATTATATTGATTTTCGACTGATATAAAATCACCTACTACTGGAGTATATGTGGTTGTTATTTGGGTGGTCGTTGTTGCTGGTGTAGGTGTTAACCCATTTACTTGATATGTAAAGGTAACATCATCTATTACTGTGATAATAACATCCCCATTATATCCACTTTCAGAAGCACCATCAATATGAACAGTCATTCCACTACGATACCCATGTTCAACGGTTGTAACAACGGTAGCATATGTACTTGAACGAGATATAGACTCGATTTCACATATTATATCATTATTATACACAGCAGTGGCTGGTGTTGAATACGTACCATCTATATAACTTAAATCATCTATAGTATAACTAAATACATATGGACTTATGACTGTAATCTTATGTCTTCCATTAAGAATGACCTCATTCATATTATTAATAGTTACATAAATACCAGTCTCTAAGTGATGTATCTGGTTCGTTTTTACAGTAACTATTCCATCTGTTGCATTTATAACTGATATGTCAGATATTAGAGTCCAATCCGCACCCCGCAACAACATACTATCGATACTTCTGGCATTGATATATGAAGATATATCACCCGTAACAGCATCATAATCACCAGATCCCTGTATAATTTCCATAAATCCGTTTCGGGTGAGTAAATTGGAAGGAGCTACACGTGGATCAAATATAAATTGACGTTGTTCATGCCCAAATTTAAGTGACAAATCTTGAATTTTTTTAATATATAAATCAGAATATAGTTTATCGAATCCAATCGAAAAATCAGGTGATTCATTTACGTCAAGGGATTTAACTGAATACATTCCATTCATATACGGATTATATTCAGCCTTTTTATCATACACAACAACACCAGCCATATCAATAATGAAATACTCATTATTTGAAATTTGGATATTACCACTCGTGTGAGTTTTTAATACTCTATATCGTTTTTTATCATAGTATACATAGCTTCCCTTCGTATATATTATACTAGTAGAAGATACCCATGGAATTACAGTTGATGTTGATTCTATCATAACAGGAAATAAGGAATCCGGTGAGTTTTTCAAAAAATATCCTTTAGATATAACATCACCATACATCGAACTTAGAGTCATTTCACCAGTTGATCCTTGACTGTTATGACTATATATAGTACATCCAGTATTCAAGTCCTGTGTATATTTAACTATACCAAATACTGCCGAACTACCTGCACTTAAAAATCTAACTCCATTTAATTTAACTGCATTGGTTGTTGTATTGACTGACTCTATAGTGTAAAGTGTTGATTCCGATAACATATTTGAACTAAATCCACTAACAGGAATAATTCTAAGCATATCACCAACAACCAATCCATATGTATCAGAGAATGTAAATGTCTGATCGGTTACATTAAATGAGTTATCATTACTTATTTTATTTACTTTAGTCAATGTAACATCTGAACCAGATCCAACTGATGTGAATCCAATTCCTTCTAATTTAATCCCCATCTTACCAGTATATGATTTTTTTATATCAATTATTTTATACTGTGTCGATTCGGAAAGATATGATACCGTAGCAACTGGAATCGTAGCAACAACATAATCACCATAATTAAATCCATCCACATTTGATACGATGAACAATTGATTTATCACATCAAGATCAATAGCAGGATTAAATGTAGTTGAAATTACATCATATTCAGGAGTTGCTCGATTTAATAAATCGCCACTCACTATGGAATTTTCACCAAACACATTCGAATATGCCAATTTGTATTTATATTTTTCACTATCCACTAATTTACTGTAGAATAAATCTGATATTACTAATTCACCACTATATTCGTGACCTATTACATATGATTTGTATGTGAATTGTTTAGGGGTTATGATTGATGTAACTTCTAAATTATTTCCATTAAATAAGGTAGTATCACTTATGTAAACCTTATCACCTACATTTAATAAATGATTGCTATCAACTGTTACCGTAACATTACTACCCGATAGATTTATTATATCTAATATTTTTATGTTTCGTGAATTTACACCATATATAGGATCTACGTAATTTGTATTTTTATTATTAGATAAAACAGTACTCTGAGTCAATTCACGTGCATAAAAGAGTCCTTTACCATACCCATATGTCCAATCAAAATTATCACATCCAGCACCAAATGTTATTTCATAATCTTCATCATATGTACTAGGTAAGGTCGTTATTACGTTGTAGTAATCAATTAATACATCCTCAATTACATTATCATCGACATCACCTTTAGCATCAACTACAGAAGTTATACTTTTTATATTTGATATAGTTGCAGTGAATGATACTCCATAATATACCAAATCATTAACCGTACTTTCTTTACGACTACTAATATCTGATATATCAGATACATTAAATTGCATAATACGAGGAACTAAACCAACTACACTACTAATTGGTTCATTTTCTGTATTGGTAAATGGATCTTGTGAACTTGAATTTGGATCAATAACTAATTTATCAGAGGCTGTGTCATAATAATAAACACCACTATAAGTTTCAAACGAAGTATCTGTAAACTTAACAAAAAATTTATCACCATTTAAGCTAACCGCTTTTATACTAGGTGTTATTATGTCTGAATTTAGTATGCCATCTGCGGTTGATATATTACTAACATCTCCATAATATCTTATGTACTCCATAATCAACGGACGACTTGATATATATGGATTTCCTTCTGGTTTAGATAAAAACAATACAGCATTGGATCTCAGTTCTGATTGTTTAAATAAATTTATTAGAGCAAATGCCTTTTTCTGTACTGTTATCAGATTTGATTCGATTGCTATGAATTTAAATTCAAATTTTTCAACAGTAGAAATATTTCTATATGCATTATTTAAGTAATCAGATAGTAACTGAAGAAGAACAACAACGTCTTCTTCAGCTTTTAAGAAATCAGGTATCTGTGATACATAGTCTATGTATCTATGCACACCACCATCATTATGTATTGTAGGATTTTTTGCCATATTTTATATTACCTTGTCAAGATTGAATCGCCTTCAACCGTTAAATCTATGTCTTCCGATGATATATTAAATTGAACTATTTCGTTCTCACTTGAATATTTTGTTATATTTCCATCTGAATCAACCAACTGACTCGCGATTGTATTAGCCAAAATATTACGAGTCAATTTTATATATTCCATCGTATACTTAAAATAATTATACATAGTAGACGATGTACCTTCACTTAAATTAGCAATTGAGTCTGTATCTTTGAAAGACAAATATCCATCACTCTCATACCAACCTTTTATACTTTCGATTACATTGTATATAGCATTAGCATCTAATACTGCACCAGCACTCTTATATGTTTTGTATATGTTAAATAATGGTACATATACGTTGTTCAACATGGTAGCCCATATAAATGTAGTGAATTTATTTAAATCTTCTTCGGTTAAATTTGTCTTTGGGATATATTTGCTCGTCGTTCTATCATAATATGCAATATATGTTTTATAATAGTTTGATATAGCACCTCTGATAGATTCTTGTGCATCAACTTCAAATGTTACTGACTGATTGTATGCTGAATTTGTATTACCGGACACATCATTATATTTATAGTCATAATTTAGTTTGATTTCAAATCCATCATAATCAATTTCCCGTTGATTTATAAATTGAGATGTATCATCAGACATCCATGTTAATGTAGCTAAATCCAATGTAGAATACGAATTAGGGCGAGGAACTAACTTTATATTAACACCAGCCACTTCTGGGAAGGAGTGTATAAGAGTCTCAAGTTTGGATCTAAATACAGGCGAAGCAAATTCAGTATATTCTTTTAGATACGAATAAATCTTATTTCGGATATTCGTTTTTATATCATTGAATGTATGACCTTTGAATAAAGTTATGTCCATATTCATAGTAAAATCATGAACAATAGGAGGTACGTACATATGCTGTCCACCACCCAATGTAATATATCCTTTACGATTCAATGCAATTAATAGAGATTCTAATTCAGATCCATCTTCAGCAAAATCCAATGGCTGTAAATTAGCAGAAAATACAAACTCAGGAATCATTGGTAGCGTATAATCCAGTGTACCAAAATATCGTTTAATTAATTCATTGCTATCAGTCAATGTATACTCAGATCCATTGGAATCTTTCATTTTTATGATTATGTTATTATTGACTATATCAGTATTCATTGTGCTTTGAATATCAATTAATGACATTCCAGTTGACTTAAAATCATCATTACTAGGCAATTCCGTATAATCATATTGCCATAAATACATTAATCCATTAATTTTATATCCATCTAAATAATATTCAACCGATTCGGTTGGGTAATATGACTCATCTTTGGATCTATATAAATCCTTCAATACAGAAAATCTTACCAAATTTGAATACTTAACATTAGGATTCACCTTTTTGGTGTAATTAGCATCATATGTTAAGCTACGTTTTTCATTTAAGATATCTTCACCGAATGCATTTGCGTATTTAATATCTGAATATCTACTTAGATATGTTTTATAACTAGATCTATTACTCAACGAATCCAATGAGTTAAAGATCTGAGACGCATTCTTTTTAATAGATTCAGCACTTTCTATGTTTGATCCACCGCGAATATCAGTGGTTAATGCAATATTGAGATCAGTTAATGTTAAATCACTTTCAGTACCATCTGCCTGTGTAATTAATACAGTACCGGGATTTGCAGTTAGTGCAGATCCAGATACGTTCAATAAATTTCCGTTTTCACCATTAGTTGAAAAATAGCTTACTGCAATCTTACCATATGGTATAGCGGATTTTATACCATCACCAAACATTATGCGTGGATTTCCATCATTTGCAGTATCAATAATAACACTATAATTAGTGGTCTTATTTGCATTTTCTATGAAATTTTCGATATCATTAACTGAATTATTCACAGAAGGATCTTGAAAGCCTCTTCGTGATATTCGCCAGTATACAAGATCATTTACAGCATTGACTGGATCGAAATTATCCATCAACGATGCATCTGAGGTTACTGTGGTAAATCTATGCTTTCTTTGAGTAAATTTATCTGGTTCACTCCAATTAGGATCACCAAAGCCAAAATAATCAGAAAAACTACTGTCATTTAGTAAAAATTCTTGATTTTGCTTTCCGCTTGAAAAGAATGATGTTGTTATAAAGGAACCTTCAGCTAACACAGCACGACCCGATACCAATGTCATCAATCCATTTGTATAATCAGAACTTGTTCTATCATAACTAAATTCCATATCATCTATGGCAGTCAATACTAAACTAGATATTGAAAATTTAGATCCCTTTGATATATTAACCTTCACAGTTGGATATACACCACTTCTTTTTAGTTGTATACCTATTCCACATTTAGCAGGAACGGGTCTTCTGACACTATATCCAAGCGATCTAGCCCCAATGTATATTGATTCAAGATTTGTGGCAGTTTCTAAGAACGAGTTTTGGAATGCAGCTTCGGCATATGACGCATTTAGGTCTGAATTACCAGCAAGCAACTCTAAAAATGTTCTTCCGAATGAAGATTCACCTAAATCAGCTAAGTTACCTTCTTTAGCTCGTAATATCTTTAGAAGATCATTTAATACCTGATCATAGGTAATTTGGGTATATTTTCTATTTTGTGCTATATTGAAAATTCTTAATTAATAGTTGCTTATAGTTTATAATAGCTAAAATGTATATATTTTTTCATTTTAGTCATTTTTAATGTTTCTATAAAAAACAACTCGATGTAATAAATATAAACTATATCAAACACCACTTGTATACTTATGGCAACAATTACTTTATCAGTTTCATATAACTTACGCGATTCTGCTACCGAATTACATAATTTCGGTGTAGGTGCTAATGTATCTCGTGGGTTATGGGATAATAGAGATAAAGGAATCCTCGAACGCAGTGAAAAACATCAGATAAATGTTCCTGAGTGGTCACAACAACCAAATACTGGATTAAGTACCTATTTCAGAAGACATAACGGATTCAAAGATCAGGAAAGACATAATAGAGTATCTCGTAATTTTACACTTAGACAAGGCACTTTTGTTAAATATTATGCAACTAGCTTCGATCCTATGAGTGATCCTTTATACCATGAAGATAACAACAGAGAAGTCCAACGGTATTTTGATGTGCCTATGATTTTGACATTTCAACCAGAAAATGAAATTTATAATAGATTCGGTATTCAGCACTTAGATGAGTTTGAAGTGCATGTGCATATGTCATTATTCATGGAATTACAATTTGCAAGCCTACGTCGAGCAGGAATCTTACCAGCATGTGATCCTAATGAACATAATCCTATATGGAGTCAGAGAGGATATGAAGGCTTTAGATATTATGGCTATTCAGCACAACAAATATTCCCAAAAGCTGGCGATTTAATGAAAATTGAAGCATTTGACACATTATATGAAATAGAAAGTGTTAAAGATGCTGCACCTGACCATCAACATAGATGGAGAAAATACTGGTGGAAACTATTCTTGAAGGATGCTATGGACAATGGAAAGAAAGTAAGTACGGATGTATTAAATGATCCAGAACAGGAAGGATTTATTAATGATCTTCTTGGAGCACAATCGGGCAGTGGATTAGTCGATCCACTTGGAAATTCAATAAAATGGCCTTTTGATGCATCATGTACCGTAGATCAATTAAAGAAAGATGTTTTATTTAGACCGCCAGAGGTAGATAAATCAGTTACTGATATATCAGGCGATAATAATTTTTATCCATGTTACGATAAATTCGGTAAATGGTAATGAGGTTTTAGATGGTTCCCTATTATTTCGTAAGAACACAAGAAAAAGTTGAAATTGCTTTACTGGATATGTTTAATAACATAGTAGTAAATAAATACAATGATATAACAAGAACGTCTTATTCACAGACGATAAGAGTCCCTATTGTCATAAATCAAGAAAAAAACTTTGCTAACTGGTTTAGAAATGTAGAAGAAAAGAAAAGAACTATGCCTATTCCTATAGGCGGTCTCCGATTTGTATCAAAAGAACCAAATAATGAGAATCGTACCCAATCTACATATGCTAGACAAATATTTTCAAAGGCAACCGAACGTTGGATTCAAGATATTCAACCAACTCCATATAGATTAACATATGAGTTAGAATTTCTAACTGATAATTTATCTGATTATCATCAAATAACCGAAAATATAGTACCTTATTTTAATACATCTAGAGCATTAAGAATAAAAGAATTCGATTTTGCTCCTGACATTGAACGAAAAATAATAGTGTATTTAGCTGGGACTACAGAAACGTTTGAAGATGAATTAGAAGCTGGAAGTAAACATCGGTTCTTTAAGCCAAAATTTACATTTAGATTAGATGTTGACTGGTATAGACCATTTGAAATACCAGAAATGATTAAATATGCTCAAATGAATTTCCAGATTGATGATTTCATGCATTCACAGCAAATATTTGTATACCCAGACCCAATTGCACAGACCGAGAAGAAAGCATGGGAGCAGTTATCTGATACAACTAGAACGGGATATTCATTACTAAAGACATTCTCACGCAGTTTAGTCAAAGAGACTAACATTGACGGAACTGTAACATGGGAAAATATAACAGCACCTGATGCAGTTAGACCAGTTGGTGTACCTAGTTTTAATTTATTACACCTTGATTTCGATAATGACACTTCACATGAAGTAGATAGAAGTGGGTTTGGTCGTGATTTTGTTGCGTTAAATGATAATAATCGAACATTTATTTCACCACTTGAACCCGGAAATGGTCAGGATACCCCCGATGGATATAAAGTAGACCCAACCGTTAAATGGAATAAAATTTTAGACTGGTTTGGTACTAATAATGGATTAAATGAATCTCCATTTACATTCCAAAGCATATTACAATTCAAAAATTCACCTGTGCCAGATACAATTTTCCAATATCTACTTAATGATGAGACAACTACAGATACTGGTGTAGTAATACCACAAGGTGAGGTATTTTTTGATTGGGGATTGATTGATTCAAAACTTTATTTCACATTCAAAACATATGGATCGGATTCACTTTTCTATACATTTACAACAAAAAATAAATTGGATCTGAATAATATGGATATTTATAAATTTGTGTTTGTTTTATATGACAGTGGAAATGCTGGTACATTTGGATACACAATAAATAACGGAACTATGATAGCACTAGAAACGATGAGAACATAAAAAATGGCAATTACAACAATAACACTTAGTAATAATACTGTAGCTGAAGGTCAACCTAATGGATACCTAATTGGGACGTTTACAGTTAATGACCCATTAGCTACCATTGAGTTACTTGACAGTTCCAGCCATCGGTTTGTTCTGGATTCTTCTGATTTGCTTGTTGCTGATACTACGTTAATTGATTATGAAAATCCCACAACACATATATTACCTATTGAAATAGCAGCAAAAATAACACAACCGATAAAATTAATAGAAGTAACTGACACTAAATTACAGATAACCACTATAAATTCTCATGGATTAACAATGAGTGATGTTGTATGGATTTCTATATTTAATGGAATCACTTACAACACCAGATATGATGTATATGATATAATCGACCCTAATACTGTTATTCTAACGGTGTCTACATTACCTACATCAACAACCAATATAACAGCAAATATAGAATTAATTGAAAAACTACTTACTATCACGATAGACACCGAAACAGCAACTTCATTAAGTGTAAATGATACAATTGGCGTTTCGTATACCGTATATTATGATAAACCATTCGATTCGACCAATCCATATACAGTAAAAACTATTAATGGATCTAAACTCACAACAGAATTACTTGTATCGGATTCTACTGAATTACTTAGTAATGCATTTGGTACATTATATACAGATTATTTAAGTCAAACATTCAATATAAATGTCACCGATGGAACTGAATTAGCACCCGTGATACTATCTATATCACCAAGAGCAAGCAAAATACAGACACATCCACAAATCACACTAACAGGATCTCATTTTATCGAAGGTGGATCTCCTATAGTTCGTGTAAATGGCATCCCTGCTTATATTGACAGTAGTACAGACACCGAAATAAAATTTACATTAACTACAGATTTAACTTATGGAATTTATGATGTAGTTGTTGCAAATGGCTATCAATACATAACCTATAATTTAAGCAATGCAGATAATTTCACCACATATTCAGATGATTTAACTCATATTGAACTAATTCGATATATGAATGATGAAGCTGTTAGCTTCTCTATCGGAAATAATAAATGCTATGTTAAACCAACACTTCAATTAGTATATGATACAGATGGAATTTCTGGAAAATTCGGTAAAGTAATGAATGTAATTCCAGCGAATCCATACATGGAATACATCCAAGTATATCTAAAACATAATTCTAATTTTGATTGGAGTACAGGTGGATTGGTATCATTAGATTCAATTGAATTAATTGATGGTGATTTAGTATGGTTATCTAATCAAACCGTTTCGGCTGATAATGGCATATATATAGTACGAAGTTCATCTTGGGAATTCGTACAAGCTGTTACATCTGATACATTTGTTGATCTAGGTGCAAGAGCAACTGATCAAGTTGATGGAAATATAAATCGAAATATAATAATCGATCATAATATAAATTTCGGAATATCTGGATTTTATTCTATCACATATTATATACTAAATTCATTAGGAATACTATCAACAGCAACGAGAAAAGTTAAAATTTTAGGAGTTGGTGCATCCATTACACCAATAGACTCATATAAAGTCACTGATTATCAAATATCAAGTGAAGTAGATACAGATTTATTAATAAATGGCGTGTATTCATCTAATTATCAGGATGCGTGTTGCCCAACGCAATCAGATACAGAACCACCATCAGCATCCACTATATACATAAAAAAAGATGGATCGGTGAGTTATACAGCAAATCAATCAATGGATAATCATAGAATAACAAATCTAGAAAATCCTATATATGATGGGGATGCAGTAAATTTAGGAACCGTAAAAACATTAATATCAAATATAAATGGTTCTATAACGAGTTATATAGCAGGTGAACATATATATAAATATCAAATTGTATATATAAATACGGATGGTAAGATTTATTCAGCAAGTAGTTCAAATTTACTTAGCATGGGAAAAATACTAGGAGTTGCATTAACAGAACAACTCACAGATGAATTAATCGATGTCATTGGTTATGGTAAAATTGCTAATTTTTCAACATCATTGAGTATTGGTGTAATGTATTACTTAAATAATTCCGGTTATTTAACTATAACACCACCAACTACCGGATTTATTCAGATTATTGGAACCTCTGTGTCATCTACTCAAATGCTTATTCAAATGCAGACACCAATTCAACTAGAAAGCTAATTAGTATTATTTAAGTATACTCGTTTGTTATAAACTATTGAATATATCAAACGTGTATTTTATTATGGCAGAGAAAAAACCATTAAGTAATAATTCAGGCTTAATACGAGAATTTCAAGACGGTGATTTTGTTCCAGTTAGATTCGGTGGAACGGGTAAAACATCATTGACCCAAGATTCTATGCTTATTGGTAATGGTACATCACAACTAAAAACATTAAAATTAAATTTAACTGCAACCACATCACCAACAGCATCAAATGACATAAATGATGGCTATTCAATTGGATCTCGTTGGTTAGATTCTACCCATCACTTCGAATATATATGCATGGACAATACAGCCAATGCTGCGGTTTGGGTAGTTGGTGGTGGTAGTGTTGGCGCACAAGGAAACCAAGGTAATCAAGGTGTGTCTGTTACTGGATCACAGGGTAATCAAGGCAATCAGGGAAATCAAGGAAACCAAGGCGTATCTGTAACTGGAGCACAAGGTAATCAGGGTGTGTCTGTTACTGGAGCACAAGGCAATCAAGGAAACCAAGGTGCGTCAGTCACTGGTGCGCAGGGTAATCAAGGTAATCAGGGTGTGTCAGTCACAGGATCACAAGGTAATCAGGGTAATCAAGGAAATCAGGGTAATCAAGGAAATCAGGGTAATCAAGGTGTGTCAGTTACTGGATCACAAGGCAACCAAGGTAATCAGGGTAATCAAGGTGTGTCAGTTACTGGATCACAGGGAAACCAAGGTAATCAAGGTGTGTCAGTTACTGGTGCGCAGGGTAATCAAGGTAATCAGGGTGTGTCAGTCACAGGATCACAAGGTAATCAGGGCAATCAAGGAAATCAGGGTAATCAAGGTGTGTCAGTTACTGGATCACAGGGAAACCAAGGTAATCAAGGTGTGTCAGTTACTGGATCACAGGGAAACCAAGGTAATCAAGGTGCATTTAATCCTACGATTCCAGTAGATTATATAGAATTTAATCAAACAGCAAATCACACAGCAACCACTGGACAAATCACATGGAATGATGTAGATAAAACATTTGATTTAGGACTAACTTCAGGTAGTGTTCTACAAGTTGGTCAAGAATTGATGATATACGCTCATAATGAAAGTGGTGTCACAATACCAAATGGATCTGTTGTATATATAACAACATCAGGAATCCCAAATGCAACAATACATGTCGCACTAGCCTCATGTGATTCTATAACAGCATATTCAACTATTGCAGTAGCTACACAAGACATGCTTGATGGTGATATGGGATATTGTACTCTCGTTGGTAGAGTGCGTGAATTAAATACGTCATCATTTAATGATGGTGATAAATTGTATTTATCAACAAATGGAACTATAACAAATGTAGAAGTTGTATTTCCAAATCATTCCGTTGAAATTGGTTATTGCGTAAAAAGTGATGCAACGACTGG